ATGTTTTTAGAAGATGTGATTAAAGAATACGACTATCATTGTATTGCTAAAGGTTATACAAAAAAGACGATGATAAACAAGCGTCAAGAGTATAAACAACTGCTTTCATACCTTGAAAAGAAACGTGGTATTCAGCAACTTGAAAATATCCATACGGACGATTTACGAGCGTATATACGCTATAAACAGCAATCAGGATTACAACCGCAAAGCGTTGAATCAATGGCAAAGATGATTATTGCGTTCTTTAATTGGTGTATTGGTGAGGAATATTTGACTAAAAATCCAATGGACAAAGTTGAAATTCCTAAAGTACCAAAGAAAATACGGAAAGGATTTACAGAGAAAGAAGTTTACGCCATGATAAGCGCTTTTGATTATTCTTCCTACACAGAAGCACGGAACAAGGCAATTATCGCAATGTTAGCCGATACAGGTATACGTGCAATGGAGATCAGGACGCTTCCATTTGAAAATGTGGGTGAATCGACTATTTTAATTCATGGCAAAGGGAATAAAGATCGAATTGCCTTTATCAGTCCGGCATTAAAGAAAATCCTCATTAAGTATGAACGCATGAGAAAACAGTATGTAATGGATAAAATGCTGAAAGAGGACACATATTTCCTTTCTTATCAGTTGCAGGGGATGTCACACGTATCACTGGACAAAGTAGTTAAATTAGCCGGAAAACGTGCAGGAGTGACGGATAAAAGAGTTTCACCGCATACGTATCGTCATTACTTTGCGCTCACAACATTGTTAAACGGAATTGATATTTATTCTTTATCCCGATTGTTGGGGCATCAATCCGTCACGACAACGCAGACCTATCTGCAATCACTGACTGATGAAAAATTAGGTGAACAGGCAAATATCAGCAGTCCACTGATGAACATGGGAAGGAGTAAGAGAAAATGAAATCTTACAAAGAGCGCTCAAAATGGAATTACGCCAAACTTCATGAACATTTTTATGGGGAAAACGCTGAATGGAATCAATATCGTGAAGAAAGAATAAATCTTCACCGCAAAATTATAACTGATAGAATGGTCAATTACATCAACGAACAAGTAAATAAAATCAAAGGAGGATTCTAAAATGAAACCAATTGAAGCACGTATCTGTTTTTATACAAAGATGTGTCTGAATGAATCTAAGAAACGTCATATGAAGCGTCCTGCTACACGTAATGAACGCCTAATGATGTATAAGCAACGTTTGCATGAATTAATTGACGCTCATAAGACACAGATCGGTGCAGTGGGCGATAGTATGATTTATTAAGCCATAAAAAAAGAAGGGTAAGTCCGCCAAGAAACTACCCTTCACAGTTTTATTTCTGCTCCAACTACCATAACTGAATACAGAAATACGTCTTATTACAACTGAATAAGAAATACCTTACGTCCCCCATTATAAAATTTTTAAAAATATAATGCAAGGGGCTTAGTTTCCTATTGTCTTTTTTAGGTGATTTTCAATGTTTTTTTGTAAAATCAACCCCTTTGAACCATTGGTCTATAAGGGTTTTGCCTTAATACAATAGGGAAGGTATTTCAGTCGAGGTTGCCGATAAATCGACTATAAATAACCATCGTCAGGTATTGACCCTGCCAACGCAATTAAGAGGGGATAGGCAACACAAAAGGATTTCCCTATTCATCCTTGTTGCTGAAGGGTGCGAACGACCATTAACGGTTCGGTGGGAAAGTTTGAAGCAGATATGCTTGCAAGACATTCACAAGTAGTTAATTGATGATGAGTGGATTCAATTAACGAACCTATCATGGGCAAACTTTTGATAGTAGGATGTTGAGAAGAAAATTCTCCGACAGAATAGGGGCTATACAATACGGATTCCATAGACCGATATACAATAGTGTCGTTGCCTATTGTCATTTGATTATTTTTTTTAGTCATCTGACAGTAGGCAACAACTATGCTTCCAAGCCGTTGTCCATGACGCTCAACCAATAGTGAAGGGCGAAAAGCACAAAGTCAAGAACAAAGTGAAAAAAAGAAGCGTGGACAATTCTCGATTGTCGGAGAATGCAGATAAACCTTGATATATCAACATTTCGAGGATGTTTCAAAATTTCCTAGTTATGAGTAGAAAGTAAAAAACGTGGACAATTGACCAAGTAACAAACGCTTGATATATGAGCATTTGATAAAAATTTTGTCATTGGTAATTCGATCAAAACGTTGATGTGTCAAGGGTTTAACACCTATTTTCCTTAATGCCCCCTTAAGGAAGAAAAACGTTATAAAATAGGATGGTATTTATCAGTATAGAATAACCTTGTCGTTTCAATCGCTATGGCTGCATAATTATCTAAAATTAAAAAAGTAGTCATTTTGAGTAAATTTTGGTTAGAAAAAGTGGATTCAAGCCCGTCAGATCAACGTTTTCAAAGTGTGCAATAGGTATAGTTTACTGGTAGTAAGTTGCCCTCATTTTGGGGGTGCGTCAAATTTTACGCAGGGGTAAAGGTTTTAATGTAAACATTTTTAAAACGGCTGAAACCCTTGGTACGTAAGGGTTTGTAGCGATTTTGTTTCTGTTTGTTGTTAATGGTAGAGAAAGAGTATGAAAAAATCGAGGAGTAACTAATGTGAAGTTATTCAATGCTTCATAAACCTTGATATATCAAGGTTTTCAGACACAAAAGTCCAAAATTATATATGGAAGAAGAAATATAGAAATTTTCATTGAGTGCCTATTACATAATAGACATTGAATGAAGGTTCTCATAATACCTTCAAACTCCAATACTTTATTTTTATTTTGGTTATGTGAGCGTACTACACTATACGCTTGCCAGTATTATTACTCCAGTTGAGGTCAATTTCACAATTGACTTCCACATTTTATCGAGTGGGTTCTATGCTCACTCTATTTTTTTATTCATAATTTGTAGGTAATAAAATTGAAAACAGATAGGAGGGTTCAGAATGGACTTCTCACAGTTACCACCGGAAATGTGGGTACAGGGCATCTTTTGCGCACTTTTCTGTTGGCTACTTAAATTTACGATGACGGAATCAAAAGAACGTGAAGCAAAATTAATGACTCAAATTGAGAAACAGAATGAAACAAATGAGAAGATTGTATCTTCATTAAATCGTCTTGAAAAAGATGTAATGGATATTAAAACGAAAGGGGAAATGACTAATGGCTGAAATTACAGCAGAAGCATATACAGATTTACGCAATCACATTCAAACGGATTGGAAATACATCGAGTTAGTATCAGATTTGGACAGCGCAATTGTTCGCCTTGATGCAACAACAGACGTTAGATGTACTTCGACAATTTCAGGGAATAATGTAGTTATTACAGTAGTCGTAAAGGGTTCTGACGCTGATATTACTGCACCAGTTACAATTGCAGGTTCAAAGATTTATGATGTTGCAACAGCAGGTACATCATACTCAACAGAAACATTTACTGCCTTCACAATTGCAGGAGATCAAGACGAATTAACGGTGACACATACAATTCAAGTTCCGCAAACGGTATAAGGGGCTGATGTATTATGCTAGGTGCAGGTACACAAGCGAATCCTTATATCATTCAAACTCCTGCTGATTTAAACGCTGTCAGAAATAATCTTACTGCCTTCTATGAGTTAGGTAATGATATTGATATGTCTGGATTTGGTAATTGGAATATCATCCTACTTTTCGATGGTCAAATTGATGGTAAAGGTCACGTAATAAAAAATTTAAACAATTCTGGAACAGGTAATACAGAAGCAACTGCCTGTGGATTGGTGTCAAATACTGATTCAACAAAATCATTTGTTGTTAAAAATTTAGGTTTTGAAAATGTAAATTTTAACAACACAGCAAATGCTTATCGCATGGGGGCTATTACAAACTTTGCCTACAATGCCACAATTGAAAATTGTTTTGTAACAGGTAAAATGGCAACTACTACATATACCGGTGCAATTGCAGGTTTGGTTCGTGGTGTTAGTTCAATTAAAAACTGCTGGAGCAACGTTGAAATTATCACAACAAGTAACGCATATTTATCTGGTATTGTTGCTCAGGCGATAGAAAATCCAGTTGTTGAAAATTGTTACGCTGTTGGATTAATGTCAGGTGCATATAAATATGGTATTTCGTCCGGTGCATCTACTGCCGCAATCAATAATTTTTACGATACACAAACAACTACAACGACTACGTCAGGTATAGGTACTGGATTAACTACGGCACAAATGAAAGATCAAGCGTCATACACTAATTGGGATTTTACAAATGTTTGGGGAATCAATGGCGATTATCCTTATTTACGTGTATTCGGTGAGCCAACACCTGCCGCAAATATAGGAAGCGTTTCTGTGTCGAGTTTTCTTAGTAATTTATCAGGAAATACAGAAACAAATAAAAAGAAGGGGATAACCCTTGAATCACATTTGAATCCTATTTTCTCTATTACTACAATAGAAAAATCGACTAAAAAAACGATTGTAGGGTATTCACTTCCAATTGGTTCAAGTGTACAAATTACGTCACGTACAGTAAACGCTGAAAGCAGAAATGTTAATTCATTTATCAGTCCAATTTCATCTAATGTAAATGCGATATTCATTAGTCCTAATATCGGTAATGTGAATGTGATTTCTTCTGTTAGTCCAATTATTGGCTTAAACAATCGTCATGGTAAAGTGTCGAGAAATATAGAATCGCATATAAGCCGTCTATCAGCCGTTTCTAGCGCATTTATACCAATTAGGAATGAAGTCATTACTGCATGGTGTGAAGCCATTTATAATCGCTCCTGTGCGGTCAAAATCTACAATAGAAGTAATTTGACTATCATTGAGAATCCTTCAGATGTGGAGGTGATTTAAATTGTATGCAGGAGATACAGTCAGATTAAAATGTCATTTCAAAACATTTGAAGGTACACCAGTTACACCGGATAATGTGACATTGACGATTTACAAGACAGACAAAACACAAATTGAACAGTTTATTTTGACAAGCACCGATCAACTAGAGATTGGTGTTTTTTATTTTGACTATACGCCTGCCAGTGAATTGAACGAATTTATATTCGAGTTTGCTGGCAGAGTAAATGGAAAACCTATCATCGTTCGAGATACGGTTAAAATTTCATTTACACAATAATTCTAAGGAGGGACATTTTATGTCAGAAGAAAATCATGTAGAAAATGTTGAACAGCAGGAAGTTGTTCAAGAAGAAGTAACAGAAACAGTAGCAAAAGCCGATTATGATTCATTGGTGGCTGAACTGGAAGAAGTTAAATCCAAACTTCCACAGGAGAAATCAGAATCAGAGTTAGCAATTGAAGCAAAGGAACAGGAACTATTTCAAAAAGAGGTCAATTTGACTCTTAAAGAAAATGGACTTGAAGCATTTGCTGATATTGTGAAGGTGTCTGATTCAGATGAACTCAATTCCACCGTTGAAGCACTAACGAAAATTGTCAATGAGATTAAGGTTAATATGGGCTATGTTCCGGCTCATAATGCCAAACAGGATGAATACTCAATGTATGAATCTAAGAAAGATGCTAAAGGTATGATTTCAGCAAAGTTAGCCAATTTATTTAAGTAAAAACCGTAATACATAAAACTATAAAAATTATAAAGGGGATAAATAATAATGTTTAAATCATCTAATTTTACAGCAAGCGAACAAATTTCACTGTCAAAGGAAATTGCACTTATCGGTGTGGAATCAACTCCATTTACTTCTATGCTTATGGCAAAAGGTAATATCGAAAAAGCACTTTCTACTGTTTATACATGGAAGGAGAAAACTTTTAACACTTTAGGTGATATTTCTGCCGTTGAAGGTTCAGATGATATTACTTTCTTTGAATCAGCCCGTGCTGAACTATCAAACGTATTAGAAATCTTTAAGGTTGGCGTTTCAATTTCAGGTACAGCAGAAGCCATGAACTCTACTCAATTTTCTAGTGAGGTGGCAGACCGTCTACTTGAATTGAAAGTGAATATGGAGAAGAAATTCTTACTTGGTGTTAAAAATGATGGCTCTGCAACTCCATTTAAACGTCAAATGGCAGGTCTAATTAATCAAGCAGACGCAACAAATGCAGTACCAGTAACAGGAACAATTGCAGAAGCAAATGTGAAAGCAGCAATGCGTAACCTATGGGAACAAAACCTTAATGAAGGTACTGTATATGCTTTCGTCAATGCTGATTTAAAAGAGCAAATTGACGCTATCTATGCGGATAAATACTCTTATCAGCACGTTACTACTGATTTCGGTTTGATTGTTGATTCAATTAATACGAACTATGGGCGTGTTCACCTAGTATTAAGTAAGCACATTCCGGCTGATAAAGCGATTTTCTTCAATGATTCATACGTTGATCTTGCATACCTACGTCAACCTGCGTTCGAGCCATTGGCTAAGAGTGGGGATTCAACGAAAGGTCAGATCGTTGCAGAAGCGACATTAAAAGTTGGTACTCCTAAAGCAGTAGCAGTAATGACAGTTACACCGGCAGTTTAATTTCACTAGAGAGGGACAGAAATGTCCTTCTCTTTTTTATTCATAAATTGTAATAAACAAGGAGGATTCAAATGGACAATCTAAAGCAAGAATATTTCTTACTACGTAGACAGAAGAAAATTAGAATGGTTGACCTTGCCGCATATATTGGCTGTTCACAGTCACTTATCAGTAAGTATGAAACAGGCGTCGCAGATATGTCAGAGAAAAAGATTCAACTATACAGAGAATACATAGAGAAAAACTAAAATTCAAAAATAAAATGTGGAGGTGAATTGTGAGAGTGTTTGGGTTCATTTGGACTACTTCTTCCTTGTAGTGTACGGGCAGTAGGTTGATTTTAAATACAAAACTTAATGAAATCAACTGAAAATAACCGTAGGATTACAAGGAGAAGTCGCTTATCTGAAATGATAAGTGTACATATGTTTTACCAATGCTAGGAAGATGTAGGAGAGTTACAACTTTCACTACATTATGATTATTAAACTTAAAGAGAGATTACCGGAATGGACTAGGGACATGGAGAATGTAGCATATAATACAATTTTGACTGATGATATTGATTCATTATTGGGGTGTGCAATTGAAAAACATCTTCATGGAAATACCATTTCACAGTTTTACGATTTCAAAGCAATCTATGAAAGCCAAACAGATCATGAATTGTTAGGAATTGACCTTGCATTGCACAAAGGAAAGTCATGGTGCAATCACGTTGTTCGGATTAAAAAAGATGATTATGTGAATCCTGAAACGGCTAATCCTAATGCAGTTTGTATGGTGGCACGACATAACTATACAAAAAAATATGCAGGAAGTACGGCATTGTTAATGTGGTCATATTACGGGTTGCCATTACCTAAAACAGATGAAGGGAAAATACTCCTTTTATCTATTGATTCAGCACATAAAGGACATTATTCCGATTTCAGAGAGATTCATAACAAATGGCTTAAAGCATTAGGATTTGAAGAATTAATTGACTTACTCAATCGAAAAACAAAGTTTGATTTTGAAATGGTTCAATCCAAATACAAACTTTCCAGTAAAATTCGATTAGATGAAAATGGTCGATTGGTAACGAGATTACCACTTAATGAAATATCAGAATTATTAAAATTGAATATTGAATTACCGGATGAACAATTCAAATTGAAACAACAATTGATTAGAGGGAAAGCCGACTATGGTAGACCTTATATGTCCAAGAATCAAGTGAAGGACTTATTTTCCTTTGCATTAACTTATAAAAACACAATGAATTACACTACAATCAAAGGAGGTACAGAACAATGAGTGAGAAAGATTTCTTTTTCTTCTACAACTATAAACTATCTGCATTTTTAAAGTACAAGGGGATTAGTTATATTACGAAAGCCATTAACCCGCAAAACAATAAGATGTTTACGATGTATCCGAAAACAGATGAGTTACAATCAGCAATCAACGAATATAAGGCAGCAAAACAAGAGGGCTAATTTTAGTCCTCTTTTTCTATTCACGAAAATCTAAATGTAAATCAAAGGAGAAAATCTAAATGAAAAATATTATTGAATTTCTAAACTACTATGAACGTGAAAGTAAAATCTTTATGCCGAATGAAATCTTTATAGATTTAAGAGATGAACGCATTAAGAAAGGTCATCGTCCATTTGCCTTTTCTTACTATTACTTAATCAATTATCTATACAGAAATGCAAAGTATGGGGATACACAAGTAACGAATATTACAACAAAACATATGCTGGATATTCTAGGATTCTCACCTGAAAACAGACGATTAAGTTACATCATGAAAGATAATGGTGTATTGGAGCAGATTGGCTATATACAGACAACAAAAGAGATTCCTATACTTGTCGGAAATTTCAAAGATAAGTATGGGGATTCATTAGGATTAGATTTTGAATACTATGAGTATGATGCAGATTGGAAAGATTATGTGAAAACTTTTGCCAACTCATACAAAATTAAAAAACCTGTCCTTGCTTTCAATCGTCATATTAAAGACCCTGAATGGATTGAGACATACACAGAAGAAGATTATAGAGATGGAACATTTTATGAAGTGGATAACACGACACTCATTCCATTTGAAGTGTTTTTATTTTGCATGGAACACAAGGATATTGAATGTGACGGATTCTATCTGTACTCCTATTTGAAAATGATGAATGACCGTTTTCCTGATGGATATAGAGTAGCGCTAACGCAACTGTGTAATGATTTAGGTTTTAGCCGTGGAAACTTAGTCAATACACTGGATGCTTTAAAACGCCATAGAATGATTCAGGTATTTCATAATCAAAGTTTCTTTGCTGTTGGATTGAAGGAGGAAGAACGGATGCCGAATACATATATCACGAATAATTGGGAATACTTCAATGATAATGGAGACACCAAGTATGAAAAAATTAAATATGTTGACCGGAAAAAGTATGAAGAAATCTTAGAGAAAGAGAAGAAAGAACAGGAAGAAAAGAATAAAAAGAAGAAAGCGTATGTGCCGGTAGACCAATTACCATTTTAAAATTTCAATATGTTACATATATGACTAATCTATAAGACAGTCATACCTATGACGATTCTTAATAGATTTTTTCATTATGTAACATATATGACTAATCTATAATACAGTATTATTTATACTTTTAGTTATTAATTATTTACTTAATTGTTAATATATTCAAATGTTACTATAACTGTATTATAGAATGGTCAAATAGGTAACATATTGGATTTTTCAAAAAATTAAAATCAAAGGGGATATTCAAATGTTAAATCTAAGCGAAAATATTAAACAGGTTCAGGAATCACAACAGAAGGTACATGACAGTTTGGTGATTATGAAGTATCTGAATGAACGTCAACATGAGAATCTTGACCGTATGAATGAGATTATTCAAAGAATGTTAGAACTTGATGCAGAACGTGAAAGATTAATTGGAGGTGCTAAAAATGACAATCTATGAAGCATTAAGAAATACTCACTGGAAGAAAGCAGAATACTTTAAGTTTAAATTTCCTGATGTTCGATACATTAAAGATTCAGGTGCTAGAACAGAAGAAGAATTAATGAAATCCTGCCATTTAAAAAGTATGAATAGTTTCTATGCGTGGGAACGTACAGATGAGTACAAAAGTTTACTCATGTTGTATATGGCAAGTAAAGTATCAGATGATTTTATGGACATTTACAATATTGTCATTGAGCAAGCCAAACAGGGTGACGATAAAGCAATTAAAACTTTCTTATCATTGCAGAAAGAAATCCGTGATAATGCGAAAGTTGCAGAAGGTGCATTGGATAAGAAGAAGAAAAAGAAACAGGTCGTTGAGAAGGACTTGAAAGAGAAAGAACCTGAACCAGTAGCAGATGAATACGATGATTTGGATTTATCGTGAGGTGAGGGATAATGGCAACGAAAACAAAACAATCAGCATTGGATAAGGTAATGAGCGATTTCCGGCTTTTTGCAAAGAACTTTGTTAAGATTATCGACAATAACGGTGATACTGTACCTTTCGTTTTGAATCATGAACAAGAAAACTTCACAAAAAATATGGGGAAATATAATATCATTTTGAAGGGCAGACAGATCGGCTTTACAACGTGGTCATTGGCTTATATGTTGTATTCAGCCGTGACTAAACCGGATACAAACTATTTGATAATGACGCATCATAACAAGGTGACACAGCAGTTATTGAGAAGAATTAAGAAAATGTATAAGGCATTGCCACATGAAAAATATCCTGATTTGTTCCCTAGTTTAGAACTGAATAATCGTGACGGATTGTATATGTCCAATGGGTCAGGTATTCAAGTTGCAACAGCCGGTGGAGAGGATTCAATTTCAGGTAATACATTTCAATTAATCCACTTATCAGAAATGGCTAAGTACCCATTAGATCAACAAGAAGAAATTATTGCAACGTCTATTCCTGCGTTGGCCAAGAATCCACATAGTAAAATTATTATCGAATCAACGGCAATGGGAATCAACCTGTATCAAGATATTTTTATGAAAGCATACCGAGGACAGTCAACATGGAAACCTTTCTTCTATTCATGGTTGGCTAAGGCATATGCAAAGCAGTTTAAACATTCATTTGATGAAGCAGAAACTCATTTCAAATTACATAATAAAGGTGACAGAATGCAACCAAAACACCTTGAAAAAGATGAAATTGAGTTAAGGGATAAATACGGTGCGAATTATCGTCAGTTAATGTTCAGACGGTATTATATTGAAACAAACAGTTTGGAAAAGTTTCAGCGTGAATTTCCTACCACGCCGGATGAAGCGTTTATGACAACGAATAAATCTGTATTTGATACACGGATGATCGTGGAGCGTCTGAATCATATTGTGCAGCCATTACCTTTTGCAGAGGTTCAGGAGGAATTGCCGGAATCATTACATACATATTTGAATAAGTCATTATTCATTTATCACTTGCCTAAAAAGGGCATTAAACATTATGGCGGTGTCGATGTATCGTCAGGTTCAGGCGGTGATAATGATAATAGTACAATCGCAATTTACAATGCAGAAGGTCAGCAAATGGCTTCCTTTTATAGTAATGAGATACCTGTCTATGAATTTGCCAGTGTGGTGAATGATGTAGGCAGTTTTTTTAATTATGCCTATATTTGTGTGGAGCGTAATAGTTATGGTACGCCATTACTGGAACGATTAAGAAAGGAATATGGCTATTTAAATCTATTGAAGCAAAAGATATTTGACCAAAAAGGTAAGAAGAAACTTCAACTAGGATTTATGACTACTAACCAAACAAAAAGTATCATCGTATCTGATATGAAAGAAAACTTTGAGTGTGGGCTGATTAATATAGAGTGCTTCCAGACGTTAGAGGAAATGAAAATATTTCAGGAGCAGAACGGCAAGACAGGTAATAAACGTGGGAAAGGGATGCACGATGACTTAGTTATCGCTACGGCTATGGCAGTACAGGCAATGAAGCAAGGAAAGTATTATGTTGATATTTGATGAAAGGGGATTGAATATGAGTAAATTAGAGAAATACATTAAAGATAAATATGATGGTGCGCCTTATTGGTTTATTGAATACGTTCAGGAAGTACATAACCAAACAAAGGTAAATGAAATCTATGAGTTAAAGAATTACCTTGAAGGTCATCATAAGATATTACAACGGCAGTCGTATAAATATAATGGCAAAGATTTTACCCCACGTAAGATTGTATTGCAATATGCTAAGACATTACTTAATTTCCAGAAGGCATACCTATTGCAGAACCCTGTCACATTAACAGGTAATGAGCGTGTAGTTAAGGAATATCAGCGTGTGAATCGTAAAGCAAAGTATGACAGAATGAACATGAAAGTAATTGATAGATTGTTGAAGTACGGTGAAGTGTATGAGTATGTATATGTGGATGCCGGACAGGTTAAGAGTAAACTAATTGAAGGAGATCAGGGCTTTCCTTTATACAATGAAGAAGGAGAAATGATTGCATTTGTACAGGCATATGTGAACGATGGCATTGAATACTATACAGTGTTTGAAGAAGATGTAGTCAGGAAGTATGACAATGCAGGTGGAGATATGCGAATGATTAGCAGCCATGCTAACCTTAGTGGCTTGCCTGTTGCTTATGTTAATTCAAGTGAGTGGTCAGAGTTAGAAGGACGGTCAGAGTTACAGGATTGGATAGGACTACTGGACAACATGGAGGATTTATTGAGTAAGTTTACGGATTCATTCTATAAGCATCATAATCCTATTCCAGTCATTGTTGGTCAACAGTTAAAAGGTGAGGGATTACCTAAAGATGTAGTAGGTGGTGGCTTACAATTAGATGATGGCAATGATTTTAAAATGGTCAGCAATCAATTGGATTATCAGTCATTTGAATCGGTGTATAAGACATTGCAGCAAGCACTATTGGATATTTCAAGTACGCCTGCCGTGAGCATGAATAAGACGGACATTAGCAACTTGTCAGAGGTCAGTATTAAGTTATTGTATCAGTTGGCAAGTATTAAAGCAGGAATCAATGAGCAATTTGTACGTGAAGGTATGGAGCAACGATTTGAAAAGGTGAGAAAGTTGTTAGAATATAAAGGCGTTAAGTTGTCAGATGATGAATTTGATACGTTGGATGTGACGTTCCAGTATGCTATGCCGAGTAATGATAAAGAAATCATTGAGAATCTGAAAACGTTGAAGGAAATTGGAAGTATATCATTGGAAACTGTTTTAGAAAATAGTCCGTATGTGACAGATGTTCGGATGGAAATGCAAAGGTTGAATGGGGATAATGTGGGAATGGTGAATGAAAAGGTAATTGAGAATGAAAGTGTTTAATTGAGAATGGGATAGGGACACACTGTCCCATTTAAAAATTTGAGATGAACCGTTGATATATATGGGATGATACTTGATGGTAATATATCAAAGTTTTCGTCCTGTTATATATGAATGGTAATTCATTTTTTAAAGCCGACAGTGTGACGGTTTAAGAGTGGTTAGGTTGTCCGTGGTGAGAAACTTTAATTTGAAGGGACAGCAATGTGTCATTTTAAGGTACTGGTGGCATTGATCGGCTGACGCATATCTCATATTCATGAGGTCAATCTGCCAGTTACCGTTTATGCAGTCATTCCGTTAAAAGTTTGATTTTATTCCAATTTATGAATGACTGACTGTATTGTAATTCACAATCAATATGCATGGGTAAATGGCTATATATAAAGGTTGATCGGTTATATTGCATAAAGTTTGTGAGAAAATATAGGTGGTCGGGTAATTATGATAAGTAGAAGAAATAGCGTAAAACGTACATTTATCAAGGTTTGAGAATTAATAGAAGTTGACATAATGTTTGTTATCGGAAGTAGAACAGGATGAATTTGTGAATATTATATGCGTAATAATGAATAAAAAGGGGCTATACGATACCCCTAATTGGAAAAATTTGCGGCTAACAAGTCACTTTACACACACACGAAAAAATTAACGTACCGATCATGAGTAACCCTTTTCATTACAGGTAGTACCAGTTTGGTTACCCCTTAATTCTTGGTATAATCTCATTCCGAAATGCTGCGGAGTCAGATGAATCCAAAATTAGATTTAACTTAACGATCATCACATTCCGCCTGTCGTTTTCCTATCTCAACTCTACAAAAATATCGTTAAATTTTAAATGTGTCAGAAACCCTTGTAAACACTGGCTTTTTGGCACATTGTCAAAATGGTTAAAAACCCTTATAAATACTGACTTTTCGACACATGAATCTCATATGTTTCAAATTGGTTGCTTTTATTTTTTCAAATGGATAAGTATAGGACAGCAAAATTTTAAATGAAATATACGGCAAATTACAGAAAAGGAGATTGAAAAAGGTATTTTATTCTCACCGTTTGAATATTATATCGTAAGGAGGGATTTAAAATGATAGACAAGTATTTGATTTCAAATTGTCTCTTTATGATTGATGAATTTAATGAAAGGTATGAGAATGTATCGAAAGAAGAATTGAAAAAGATTGCTGATTCAGAATATTCAGAAGCAGATATGGTTGTAAGGTTAGGGTATCCCTTTAGACAGATGGCAAACTTTAATATGCAGGGAAGATCAAAGCAAGCAGCAGGTAATGACATAGTAGTGAAGTCGAAAGATTTTAGAATCGAAGTTAAACTTTTAAAGAATTATAAGAGTAGCAAGGGAAGTTATTCTAGTAGCACTACATGGAAAGAAATTGAGCGTGACTTTCACTGGTTGTTAGAAGAAGTTAAAAATGGAAATAGTGGTAAAAGAGCATTTGTAATAGGGTGGTTTAATGCAGTAGAGTGCTTTAGTCAAATAATACAACTTGGTAAAAGTGCTGGAAGTCAACCTGATATTGACCATAGAAAGAAAGGTTATTTTCCATTTCTCGTTCATAATGGTGAAAAAACTAGAGATATATTGTATATGTACAAAGATTCATATGAGAAAATGCCTGTTCACTCTCTTTATAATGCAGATGGAAGTGACGTTAATTGTATGTTTTTTGGTGAAAAAGATGATAAATTCCATATTGCTATGTATTGGTGATTAGAATTTCAGGGGAATTAGAAAATTTATGAAGGATTCCCTCTTTTTGTGTCGAATAGAGTAGGCATAAGGGAGGGGATTTTGTGTTTAAAAAGGTAATGTTTTCATGGGCTAAAGAAATGGATAAAGAGCGCCAACGTAATATTAAGCAAGAGAAAAAATATTTAATTTCAGTTGAAAATACTGTAAGAGAACGAATGATGGAAATTGATGATATTGTTGATCCGATGCTATCGAAAGTACGAGAAGTTGGATATTTAGATTTAGACGATGAAAATATTTCACAAGAGACAAAGGTCAATAAATCAAGTGAAGTTACTGATGAAATAGAGGTTTCTATTAACCAGTTAGAAGAAAGAAAATATTTGTTTAGAGTACCGAATAATATTTTTACAAAATATGAGAATTATATGGATGAAACAATTAAATTTGGTCGACTTTTGTTGGAAACAGCACAAGCATATAATAAATACTATGCGTTTCAATATTTAAATACTAATAAAGATTTTTTAGGTGAAGAAGAATTAGAAGTTTTAGAAACATTACAAAGGGAATCGTGGGGAAGAATTGCGAGAAAACTAGATAATCAAATATCCGATCAATACGCAAAAACTGTTGAGTACTTGGGTTATGTATTTGATGAAATTGATTAAACACCCTTCTTATGAGGGTGTTTTTTTATGCTCAAATTTAGAAAGGAATGATTTAATTGAACAACTTACAACGTTTAGAATTAGAAACAAAGGGTGTTACTCTATCACAAAATGAACTATCCATTTACTTAGAAGAAACTGACCTGAATCCTACGGCGGAATATGTACCATCTAATGAATCAAATAAGGTTCAAATTTATCAGGCGGCGTTATCTGTATTAGAATCCATTGCGAACAATCCAACATTAATGAAATCAGTTAAATTAGACGATATGACGGTATCAGATTTTGCTGACAGTATTCAATCCCGCATTGATCAGTTGGAGCGTAAAGTCAGAACGATGAAGCAGAATATCCAATCTGCAAATGAATCAAGTGTGTTTATGCTATTTGACAATTAAGGAGGTGGTACGATGCAATTTGATACGACATTTTTATTTGATGGGTTATCAGAAACAATACAGGTGAATGGAACAGATCAACGTGGTATTATCACGAATCCACCTTTATCTGATGTGGAAGAACGTCATTTACATACAGAGTTTCTTGTGTCACAAGGGGATTTAATTATATATGAGCAGGGGTTATATTTAACGCTCACTGAAACCGTCACAAAACGTCACGGTAAATATAAAACGCTCATTCGTCATTGTAACTTTATTATTGAAGTAGCAGGAGATTCAATAACTCGTCAAAAAGTCGATGAAAATGGTAACCTGATGTACGATGCAGACGGCAGACCTGTCATGGAAACAATTGCGGGCGAACCTATATTTATTCCCGCCATTATTGACAATAAGAAAACGGCAATAGATGACACAACGGCATTACGTGTATTGGACAATCAGATTTATATTTATGTACAGGATAATGAAGTAAATCGGACAAAGTTAATTCTGAATGCGGAAATAACGCCAGCAGGTGACACATGGGCGATTAATAATATAGATAGAACACGGCAAGGGTTATTGGTCATTACGGCTGAAAGAGTAGCGAGTGTATAAAAAAATAAATCACTTTTCGAGAAAATTGTAAATAGTTGTTTACAAGGTTACCAATTTCATGGTATATTTTTCACGAACAGAATTAGGTACTATCTTAGTGGTGGGAAGCCCGTCAAATCAACGTTTTACGGTGTTTGTTCCAAACCATCACAAAAGAAAATCAATCAAATGATGGCTCAAATGAATAAACAGCAAGATAAATAATCAATCAAGCCGCTTCTCATTTTTACGAGGGAAGTGGCTTTTTTATGTATAAATCGTTAATAAATTGGTTCTTTTTTTGTATTGTAAGAATAGATATGGGGAAAAAAGGGTAAAAGCAACCATAAGCGAAAAAGGAGGGACTTTACGATGAGAAAACGATTCCTGTCTTTATTCTTATCAGCAATTTTTTTAATCAGTATGAGTGTCCCGGTTTACGCGTATGAAGAGGATATATGGGAAGAGCCCACTGGTACACCGTACGAAATGCTTGAAAAAGAAGGCATTACATTAAAACATTTTATTATCACGTATAAACCGAAACGGCTCAAAACAGGCTACTATAGCGCCGTTTCCAGCAGCGGCGAAATTATCCGTTTTCAGCAGGAAGATATAGAAATTGAAATGAACGTAGGAGACCGTGTCCGCTCATACTGGCAAGATGATCAGTTGAATCTCGTTGAATATCTGGAACCCGAACTCATTGACTATAAAGTATCACGAATTTGGAATGAATATAATGTGACATATTACGAGGGTATTAGCGAAGAACATGGCGGCATTATTTTTACAAACGATAACATCATCGGCAGCGATATTAAAGCCGGGGATGTGGTTGCCGCAGAATTTGACTGGAACTTTATTGAAAACGGTTTAATCAATGTGCATAAAAAGGGATAA